GGTCGTCAACAAGGTTTCACAAGTGTAATAACAGCATACCAATTAGCAAACACATTAATAAAAAAGAATTTTACAGGAATGACATTAGCCGATACAGCAGACAACGTAAGGGCAATATTCCAAGATAAAGCAAAATACATATATAATAATTTACCAGATATATTAAAACCAACAGAGAAATATAACAGTAAAACAGAAATGTTTTTTGAAAAGTTAAACAGTTCTTGGAGAATAAATGTAGCAACAGAGCAAGTAGGACGATCACGAACAATACATTTTTTTCATGGTTCAGAAGCAGCATTTTGGAAATGTTTAATATCAGACACACAAAGTTCATTAGGAGAGGCACTAACAAAAGCCTCTATTCAAATATTAGAATCTACAGCAAATGGATTTAATGAGTTTAAAGACTTATGGGATTCAGGCGAATGGATAAATTGTTTTTATGAGTGGTGGAAAACATCAGAATATAGAAACAACTTTGAAAGCAAAGATATCAAACAAGAGTTCTTAAATAATATAAATAACAAACAAGAATGGATTTGGACAAGATTAAGATGGCTTAAAAACACAAAAAAATTAGAAAGCGAACAGTTGTATTGGTATTTTAATAAATATAATAATTATCTAAACAAAGACCTTATAAAACAAGAATATCCATGTACACCAGAAGAAGCATTTTTAAATTCAGGTAATTGCGTATTTGACGCAGAAAAATTAACTTATAGAAAAGCAGAACTTGTAGAAGAATATAAAGTTAAACCATATAAACAAGGTTTCTTTGAGTTCAGATGGAACAATGAAGATTCAAAAGATTGGATAATAAACAGCTCAATTAAATTCGTAGAAAATCCTTTAGGAATGATAAAGATATATGAAAAACCTAAAATAGGTGGATATTATGTTTTAGGTGGAGATACAGCAGGAGATGGAAGCGATTTTAACACAGGAACAATAATTAATAATACAACAGGCAAAAGAGCAGCAACATTAAGAACGCAAGTAAATGCAGACATATATACTTGGCAAATGTATTGTTTAGGAATTTATTACAACCAAGCATTGGCTAGTATAGAAATAAATTTCAATACTTTCCCAGTATTAGAACTTAAGAGATTAAAATATCCACATCAATATATAAGGGAAGAATATGACAGTATATCAAAGAAAATGCAACAAAAGTTTGGTTGGAAAACAGACAGAAATACAAGACCTTTATTAATATCTACAGAACAAGCAGTAATAAGAGACCATATAGAAAACTTTACAGATATAGAAATGATATTAGAATGTTTAAGTTTTATATATGATGAAAATATGAGACCAGACGCAATGGACGGAAAGCATGATGATTTATTGTTTAGTGATATGATAGCAGAAACAACAAGATGGCAGCAAAAAGTAGAAACAACACCACAAAAAACATTAGAAGGATATTTTACACCTACAGAACTTGAAGATTTAGGATATAAAAATAATAATACACCGATAAAAACAAGTGTTACAAAATCAGTTATGAATAGGAGGAGAGGATAAATGATTTTTATATTTATATTTATAATAGCATATATATTTTTGTTACCTATAACCATAATTGCTTTTTTATGGCAAATATTAGATAAAGTAAGCGAAAAACCAATAAATGAAACAATAACAAAAAAACAAAACAGACAACACCCAAGTATAAAAAAATCCAATTATAATAACGCATTTGGTGGAAGAAAAGCTTATGATATATATAAAAATAAAGATGGACTATACGAACCTGTAACGCCTTCAAGAGGAATGAAGATAGAAAAAAAGGAGGAATAACAGTTGGAAGATAATTATTATGATGAATTAATTAAAGAAAAGACCGAGAAGAAAAGAGCTTTAATGAGTGAACAAGAGTTAATTGAATCAGAACAGTTTTTAGAATGGTATAGGAGAGCATACAATGATAAACAACGTATTGGATTAATTGAAAAGTGGCAAGATGTTGAAAAATATTGGGAGGGCGATTTTGAATATGAAGATGGACAAGCAGCTCCTAATACAAATATAACTAATTCAAACGTAGAAGGAAAAACAGCACTACTTTGCGACCAAAATATAGCGGTACAAGTTAATCCTAGAGAACCAGGAGACAAACCTTTTTGTGATATGGCTAGAACAATGGTAGACTTTATAAAAGACAGAAACAAAATATTCAGAAAAATAGAAGTTCATGAAAGAAGACGTGATATGTTTGGTACAGGAATTTTTGAAGTCTTATGGGATTTTGATAAATTAGAGGGGAAAGGACTACCTATAATAAAACCTGTACACCCAAGCAAAATATTCGTTGACCCAGCTATTACAGATGTATATGAAATACAAAATGCAAAATACATAATAAGAAGTGATAATAAATCTATATATACAGCTAAGCTAGAATATGGAGAAGAATTAGCAGACGCAATTATTCCTAACCTAGACCCTATTGGAAATACTTTAGTAAACAATGAAGAAGATCAATATGTTCATTTAAAAGTATGGACTAAATACAAAGAAAACGGAGAATTAAAATTAAGATTAGTTGAAATGTCAGGCGACGGAGTAATACTAAGAGATACTAAAAAAAGACTACAGGAAGAAAATCAAAAGCGTGAAGCGGAAGATGAACAAGATATGTTTGAAGGCAAAAAGAAGAAAAAGAGAGAACCTTTAAAATTATTTCCAAATGCTACATACCCATATTTCTTTACACCAGATATGTACAGAGAAAATACAATATGGGGTAAAGGAACAGCTGAATTAATATTAGGAATATCAGACCAAATAGACGACTTAGATGATAATTTATTAAGAAATGCAAGATTAACAGGTAACCCAATGTGGTTAGTTGATAACAGTTCTGGAATAGATGTAAGCAAAGTAACTAACGAACCAGGACAAGCAATACCAACAAACAATATTGCAGGTATTAGATGGTTAGAACCACCATCAATACCACAATATATTATGGAAAAACGTAATACATTAATGAATAATGATAGACAAGTTGCAACAAGATTTACAGACCAAATGATAGGAAAATCACAAACAGGAATTGATACAGCAACAGAAGCTATGGCACTACAAAATAGCGGTAACGCAATGATAGATCACAAAAAAGGATTATTGCAAGAAACTTTATCAGAAGTGTTTGAATACGCATTAGAGTTAGCATTACTTAATTGGAACACTACAATGCTATTTAGAATAGTTGGAGAAAAAGGCGAAGATACATTTTCAGAATTTAATCCAGATAGATTAAATCATGTTCCTGTAATGATTGAAGCTGATACAGATTATAGAAACAATTATAAAGAAAAATGGAAAAAAAGGAATCCTGACAAAGATATAATGACAGACCTAGACCCAGAAGAATATAAATATATGCAAGTACAAGATGACAAAGGAAATGTAGAAACAAGAAAAATCCAATATGATTTAGAAATATCAGTTGGAGCAGGACTACCAAACAACAGAGCTTATAGATACAACATAGTAAGACAAATGTATGTAGATAAAGCATTAACAAGACGTGAATACAGAAATTATATGATTAAACAGTTAGGAATGAATATACAAGAATATCCAGAAACAGAACAAGAACAACAAGAAATTGGAATGATAGATGAAGAAACAATGCAAAAACAACAACAATTTGCAGAAATGCAACAACAAAATGCAGGAGTAGAAGGATTAACCGCTTCTGGAAATCCATCTATAAATTATGCAAGACAGATGGGAGGAGTTTAAAAATGGATTTAAATGATTATGAAATTAAAGGAACAACCAAATGTGATTGTGGACATGATTTTACATTAAAAGATTATCAAGAATTAAAAAGAATAGATATACCTGGTTTTTATGGTAATAGAGCTGGACATTATTCGCCAAGCAAATGTCCTAAATGTAACAAAGAGACATTATTAATATTACAACAAGCAGGACAAACATGGAAGGTAATAGACATAGCGAGACAGAAAGAAACAGAAAAACAAACAGAAGTAGACAGTATAGAAGAAACAACAATCGAAAATAACGAATTAACAGAACCAATTGATGGTTTTATATGTCAAGAATGTGGACAAGTTTGCAAAAGTAAATCTGGACTTATTGCACACATGAGAAAACACAATGATTAGTTAATAATTTTTTTATTATATATAGAGCAGAAAAGCTGGCTAAAAATCAAAAAAATAGAGGAGAAAACCTGGCTAAAAATCATTAGAGGACAAAACCTGGCTAAAAATGGGAAAGGAGACAACATGGAAAATGAACAAGAAGGAATCGAACTAGGAACAGTCGATTTAGAACAAGAGGGTATTGCTTTACCAATTGTAGAGGAAGAAACTGAAACAGAAACAACACAAGAAACAGAAACAGACACAAAACCTGCACAAAAGCAAGCAGATGACCCACAAACAGAAAGTCTTAAGAAAGGAATTAATTACGAACGTAAGCTTCGTAAAATTGCGGAAAAGGAAAACAAGAAACTTGAAGCTAGAATAAAAGCCCTTGAAGAAGCAAACAAAGTTCCTGAAAAGACCACAGTTGAAGAATTAATTGAAAATGGAGTTGACGAAAGTATTGCTAAGTCAATTGCTGCAGCAATAGATAAAAAGCAAAACAGCAATTCCAACCTTGCTAAAGAATTAGCAGATGTAAGGTTCGATAATGCTTTAACTAAAAAAAGTAAAGAAGAAGGGTTTGAAGACATAATAGATTATGCTGATGAGATTAAAGACTTTATGGATAAAGGCTTAACCATTGAGCAAAGCTATTATGCAGCAACTTATGATAAATCTAAAACACAAGACACTAAGTCTGAAATTGAACGAAAAGTAGAAGCAAGATTGCAAAACAATCAAGCTAGAAAAGACATACTTGGAAATTACAATAACAATAATGGAGCGATTGCAAATTCTAAAACTAAAGTAAAAGCTACAGCAGAAGAAAAAGCAATGGCAGCCGCAGTTGGAATGTCAGTTGAAGAATATGTTGCTATTCGTGATATGGATAATGTTAAGGATTATAATAAGTACAATGCAACTAAGAAAAAATAAGAGTTGTTTATTTCCTATATTGCACAAATAAAAATATAGGAGATGATTATTATGCCAACAACAGCAGCAATGATGACAAGAAATAATTTTGCTGAACTATTAACACCAGTTCACAAAAAAGTATTCTTTGAGTCTTACAATGAAGTACCAATGGTGTACAAAAAATTATTTAAAGTTGAAAAAATGAACGCAAAATCACAAAGCTACCCACATTTAGGAGCATTTGGATTATGGCAACAAAATACAGAAGGAAGCAAATTCAATCATGACAAATTTGACCAAGGAAATGTAGCTTCTTTCGAGGCAAAAAGATATGATAAGGCTTACCAATTAACTTGGGAATTAGTACAAGATGATTTATATAATGTTATGAAAGGTATTGGTAACGGCGGTTCTGCAAAAGGACTAGGTAGAGGATTAAGAGCTACAGAAGAAACAGAATCAGCAGGAGTTATAACAGGTGGATTCTCTAACGTAGGTTATGATGGTAAAGCACTATTTGCTACAGACCACCCTCTAATAAATTCAAGTTCAACATGTTCAAACTTAATTGAGGGAGCTTTGACAGATGAAAACTTAAAAAATGCTATGACATTAATGAGACAACAAAAAGACGAAGCAGGAATAGTAATATCTGCTCATGCAAAAAGATTAGTTGTTTGTCCAGAGTTAGAGTTTGTTGCAAAAGCAATTGTTAATTCTATTCTACAAAGTGGAACAAACAATAATGATATTAATACAATTCCTAACTTAGAGGTTGTAGTATGGGATTATTTATCAGACTCAACAGGAGCAACAAAACCTTGGTTTATACAAGATGATAGTTTTGACAACTTATTATTCTTAAGGAGAGAAGAACCTATATTTGGTTCTCAAAAAATTGAAGATCAAATGGACTACAATATGTATGGATATACAAGATTTGATGTAGGATATTGTGATTGGAGAGGTTTAGTTGGTTCTAAAGGAATAAATGGATAGAATGACAATATAAAGGGAAGCAATTAACTTTGTTTCCCTTATTTTTAAATAACGAAAGGAGAATTAATATGGCAAGAGCAAGTGAAGAAATAAGCAAATATACTTCAAATAGCGGTGGAAAAACTGATTCTAACCTAGCAAATGATTCTTTACATCTAGGTGGAATAGCAGCAGATGAATACGCAACTAAAAAATATGTTCAAGAATATGTTGAAAGAATCAGATTAGCTTTGAAAGAATATTTAGATACACAAGATTTATCAATGTTACAGCAAGCAAAAGCATATACAGATTTAATGATTAACAGCCAAGACTTTTCTAATTTTGCAAAATTAACAGATTTGCAGGCTTTAAACGTAAATTTAACAAACATTATAAATACTGGTTTAACTAATCAACAAAACTATACAGATACACAAATAGAAGCAGTTGTATCAGATGTGAATGCAAATTTTGATGATGTTGGACAGTCAATTACGAATTTAAACAATATAACCCAACAACTTTTTCAATCTGTCAGTAGTGGAAAAAGCAAGATAGCAGGGGCTATTACTGACAAAGGAGTTTCAACCTCTGCTAGTGATACTTTTGATACCATGGCAACAAATATAAGAAATATACAAACAGGTGGTGGCGGAGGCGGAGATTATGATGAAAACTTTGTAAACACAGGCGACGCTACAGCTACAGCAAATGATATTTTACTAGGAAAAACAGCATACGCTAAAGGACAAAAGATATATGGAACTTTAATTGCTCAACCTGAGGAAGGATATCCAACTTATGGAACAGATACAAGCGGTGCAACAGCAACGGAAGCAGACATAGCTTATGGAAAAACAGCGTATGCAAGAGGACAATTACTTGTAGGCACAATGGAAAATGATGATGTAGAAGAAATACATGGAATAAGTGCAGATAATTTAAATTATCATTTACTAAATAATATGGAAAAAGATCCTCTAACAAATGAAAAGATATCAACAATAAAAAAAGGATTTAGTAAAGATTTAAAATATTGTGTAAGAGCAACCTATTTGAACAATGATTCAAATACAAAATATATTGAAAGCTATCCTATAGGAGAAAATGGACTATATGTATGTGCAACAACAAATATGCAAGAACAAACAACATATAAAAAATATAGATATACTTTTGAAGAATTAGGGCTAGACAATAGTTGGAGGGTTCAAAGCATTGGATTTAGTGCAGGCGGAGTACATTCTGATCCTAAAAAGTGTTATTTATATATAGTTATATCATATAGTACAACAGACACAGAAACATCTAATAATATTACTCATTATAAATTGTACGTTTATACATATCATTTAAGAGAAAATGGAGTAATTGGAAGAGAATATGAGAGAGAAAGTATTTTAGAACTTAATGATGAATTTTATTCATATACACCAGGAGACCATTTTATTTGGAGTGGTTGCGATATAATAACTAGCAATTTAACAACTAATAGATTTTTTCTTTTCTTTACGCCAGCATATTTAGGAGGTTCTTCGGTAGATTTTTTCCCTGGAAAAATATACAATAATATATTAGTGTTTGAAGATAGGCAACAAATGTCAGGAGTAGAACACGAAGGTGCGAGTGGAACTGATTTAATTATGACACCTGATGACCAGTATATTTATAATCAATATCTATATAGTCGTAAAAAAGTAGTAGTCAAAATTGATCCAGAACATAATTATCAAGTAAAGTTTAAAAAAATAGAAACAGCACAGAATTCAAGAACTTATAATGCACAGAATAAATATTTTGTTGAAGCAAATGTGTCTTCTACTGGAACTATTTCAATCGTATCTTATGATGATTATGGGAATAAAACTACACATAAAACAGTCTCATTTTCTGATATAACAAATCTATACATAGAAGCTATCTTTGAGTATGGAGACTTACTGATAGTATTTTATATAAATAACCAAACTTTAAAATTAAAGACATATAAAGTAAATTTATATTCTTTACCAGATGGAGCTGAAATAACTGCAGATAGTACACTTGATTTAAATTTAACAACATCTTCATCATATGTTACAACAGCTTTTTATATTAATTATGATTATGATTACAATACGTTTGTTTGTTCTCTATCTTATGAGGAATTAACACAGTTTAGAAGAATTGACTTTATAGTTGATACAAATAATATAGTTGGAATTAGATATAAGAATAAATTATTCTATAACACAAATTCATTACAATTATCTGCAGGACAGCCAGATGTTAAAACAGGAAAAACATTTATAGGATATAACGGAATACCAGAAACAGGAACAATGGAGGTGGAATAGATGATAAATGAATTAAGAATGGAAGAATTAAAAGATATGTTTTTTTACACATTTGGAATAGTACCGCTTCAAAATTATGGAGTAGTGGGAGATGGAACGACAGACAATAGGTTACAATTACAACAAGCAATATATGACGCAATAAGTGTAGGAGCAAAATACATATTTGTACCAAAAGGAAATTATTATTATTCTCAACAATTGTTCAGAGCAGGAGAGGTAACATTTGTTGGAAATAGTGTTGACGCTTATATAGAAAATATTGAAATAGTGCAATTTCCAGAATGGCAACCAAAAGGAGGAATAGTTCCAATAGGAGGAATAATAATAACCGCTTCTATAGAAATTCCTGAATGTTATTTAGAATGTGATGGATCAACATTAAAAGTTGAAGATTATACTAGCTTATATGAATCTATTACAGAAAATATACCAGATGAATACCCTGAAACATTTACAATTCCAAATTTAAGTACAGGAACAGAAGGAACAAAGTATATTATAAGAGTTAAATAAAAGGCGTCAATATAGACCCTTTTGGAAAGGAGAAACCATGGCTATAATAAGTAGAACAACTGTAGGACAAGTGTTAGATGATATTCAAGTAAGATTACCTCACGAATACATAGATGACACTTTGTTTTTATGGATAAACGAAACAATGAAAAAAATATACAAAGATTTGGCAATACAAGAACAATATTCTTTTACAACAAGAGCAAATCAAGAACTTTATGTTTTACCAGAAGATTGTAGTATTGATATGATAGAAAATGTTACAAAATCATCTTTAGCTAGAAATCAAGAAAATCCATATAATTGGGGAAATTTTAAAGAATTAAAATCATACCTACACAATGAGAATATGAATACAGATGGATATTATGATGGAAGGGAAGGCTCAATAGGTTTATATCCTGTTCCTATAGATGTAAGAAAAATATATATATATTATCGCAAAAAACCTAAGATGGTTACTAAAAGAGAAGACTACATAGAATTAGATGACAATTATATTGATTTAGTTAAGTATAATGTTATGTCAATTATAGCAATGTCTGGTCATAATCCAGATACAGAATTATCAAATGAATATATTCTTTTATACAATAATTTAGTTCAAAAAGCAAATGAAAACAAAAATGAACAACAACAAAGATACCCTATTATTAGAGATTTAAAAAGACCAATTAGACTAAGGAGGAGATAAAGATGTGGCAAAATACTTATTTAGATAATATACATGTAAAAAGTAATAATCAAATCAACTATTTAGCTGGAGGAATTAACAATATATATCCACCTCAAAATTTACAAGATGATGAATGTCAAGATATGTATAATATTTCTCTTGATTATTACCCTGCAGCAAGAACAAAAATAGGTAGAACTATGATGAAAAATCCAGGATTACAAGGCGAAGAAGTACAGTATTTTGGAGTAGCAGGAGTAAGATATTTGTTTTATATACAAGGAAATAAATTAAAAGATATGAACGGAACAGTCATAGCAAGAAATATACAAGGCAACAGGTTTAGTCATGTTTATTATGCAGATGGAAACAGCGAATATATGGTTTTATATGGAGAAGGAGTAACACCGACAAGACATAAATTACCACTATCTCAAATGAACACACCAGAAATTATACCTTTACCTAATGGAGTTTCTACCTTTGAACACATGTGCTATCATAAAAACAGAATGATGGCAAGTGTTGGAAATATGTTATATTTTTCTGCATTACAAAATCCTATGGACTGGACATCAACAGAAAATTCAAGAGAAGATAGAGTTCCTAACTGTAATCAAATAACTGGATTAGTTTCTTTTGACGATAAATTAATTGTATTTAGTGAAAAGAATATGCACTTGTATTATGGTTCAAATGTAATAGCAGGACTATCAGATTCTTATACTTGTGTTTCATTAGACAACAATATAGGTTGTTACGATCAAAGAACAATTAAAGTTCACAATTCGTATTTATATTGGTTATATGGACGTTCTATATATGAATATGATGGAAGTTCAATAAGAAACATAGAAAAGGTAACAGGTAATAATGGATTAACAGGAGGAGTAAAAACATATATCGAAGGAATTACAATAAACGAAGCTAAGAAAGTTTCAGTAGCTGGAAGTGAAGATAAGGAATATTTTTGGTTTCCTGATTATAAGTTCTTTCTAATATTCGACCAAAGACTTAGAAAGTGGACTAAAGAATTGCAAACAAACATTGAAGAAGAACTTGATTATAGTATGATATGTGATTCTTATGCAGACTTAAATTTTTCACAAACACCAAATCCAATATATGCTTTAACATCTAATGGAGTTATATACGAATTAACAGGTGGAAGAAAAGACGGACTTGCTTACATAAGAACTTATGGGAAAGATGAATATATAAATAGTGAAGGGTTAACAACAAAAAAAGATATTCCATTTTATATTAAAACTAAAGAATTTAAAAATGGCGTATTAAGTAAAAGAAAATCATTAAGTAAATTATGGTTTAATTATGATTTAGATGGTGTAGTAAACTTGAAAATAATCACAGACAATGGAAAAGAATTAATTAAAGAAAATATATTACCTAAAGGAAAAAACAAGACAGAACCTGTTTTAATTCCAAATGAAATGCAAAATGTTAACAGTTATGTTTTTGAAATTTATGGAGAAGGAGATTTTACAATATACGGTATGGAAAGAATAGATAGGACTCATAATAGATGAGATTTAGACAATATGGAGATAACACAGCAACATTAAAAGAATGGGGAAGGCAATTAAATGTTGCCAACAAAGGAACATACCCATTATATCCAACCGTAGAAAATACCCTAAACCATTGGAAAGATGAATTAAATAAAAATATAGGTATTAATACATTTTCTTTATCAAGTACACCAGAATCAACAATTCATAATTGGCAAGATAAATTAAACGGTATATATAACATATAATTTCTCTCTTTGCACAACTATTTAAAAACCGAAAGGAGAAATTAAAATGGCAGATACCTTTTTAAATACAGGTAGAACAACAGGAGTAGCAACAAGCAATGTACAGGCAAATATTGAACAATCTAATGGTCAAGCTCAACAGCCTATACAAAATAATGTTAATGGAACAACAGGAGTACAAAACGTAGCTCCACAAACAAATCAAGTAAGTCCTATTACAATTCCTATTCAAATTCAACCACAAGTGGCAGGAACAACACAGCCTCAAACAGCACAGTTCAATCAAAATTTACAAGTTGCAACACCTCAACAAACACAGGCTAATAATGCTCCTACACCTCAACAATATCAAAGGACTAATCAAAACAATAATGTTGTAGACTTTAATCAGATATATAAAAGTTATAATGAAGCGGTTGGAAATACAAATGCAAATTATACTTCTAGTGGTATAAAAAAGACAAGTTATAATACTACAATTGTAACACCTACAACAGCAAATATAAATAGCGTAGAGGGGCAATATCAAAGTGCTTATGCTGATACTATAAATGGAATAATTTCTGAAATGTTAACACAGATGAGAACAGGATTTCAATACGATCCAACACAAGACGCAGCTTTAAAAATGGCAACAGAATATGCTGCTAATTCTACATTACAAAGTCTTGCAGGAAGTGGAGTGCTAAACAGTTCTTCAACTTCTGAAAGAGTTGCAAGAATAGTAAGTGAGTTAATTCCGCAATATGAAGAAAAAGCTCATAGCAGATGGATTGAATATTTAGGACAATTAGCTGATACAGCACAAGTAGTTATGACTTATGACAATCAACAATTCCAATATTGGAAAGACGCCAAGGATAGAGAATTTGAAAATAAAAAGTTTGATTATCAAAAACAACAAGACGCAATTAATAATGCTTGGAAACGTGTAGATGAATTAGGATATGCAGATAATCAAGCTAGTGCTATTTTAGGAGTTAGGGTTGGAACATTATCAGGAGCAGCAAGAGAAGCAAAAGAACAAAGAGAATATGAACTTGCTAAGATGAGAGAACAAGCACAAATAGAACACGCAAATAATGTAGCATTAACAAAATTAAAGAATGAACTTGAAACACAACAAAGCAAAACATTAAAAGAATATGAATACACTTTAGCAAATAAATATGGAACATCAAAAAGTTCAAAAGCAACAACTACAAGTCTTAGTACCTACAGAGATATTATAAATAACAGATACGCAGATTATGATGATATAACAAAGAAATATACAGTTTCAGATAATATAGGTTTATATAATTATTTGGTATCAGAATATTCTTCTGGAAGATTATCTTCATCTGATTTAGCAAATTTAACAGCAATGTATAATGTAACACAACCAACAGACAAAGACATTGCAAAAGCTGAAAGAAAAAAATACTTAAACAGTTTGAAATAATTGGAGGTGTTAAGAGTGATATTAAGTGATGAAGAAAAGAAAAAAAGAGAAGAAGAAGCAAAGTCAATAATTAACATGAATAGTATAGGCGAATCAATAAATTCAATTAATTATGCCAACATTAATAAACAACAAATAAAAACTAATAATGAAGATGAAGAATTATTTGTAAAAAGAGTTAATGAAGCCAACGATATAATTAATTCTATTAATCCTAGACAGAATATTGAAATTTCAAATGGTAGTGAAGAAGATAGGATAAGATCTCAACAAAATGCAAAAATGTTTTTAGATTTAATTGACGGCAATAATAATATTTCTGATAATCAAGAAACAGCTATTAATAATAATTCTTTTGAAAGAAAAAACTCAACTAAAACTAAACAAGAAATAGACAAGCAAATAAAGCAAGCTCAAAGTCAAAATGTATCATCTGAAATAAAACAATCAAGTGCCATTAAGGATAAAGATACAAAGATAAGTTTAGCAAATCCAGAAGAAACAAAAAATGCACAGGTTGTTTCTTGGTCAGATATTCAATCAAACAAAGAAGTTAAAAAGAAAAATGAAAATATAAAAAAAGGTGGAGTAGAATCATTTAACGAATGGGCTGATACAACATTAAATAATATATATGGTGGAGCAAAACAAGCGGTTTCTGGTTTTGTAGATACTGTTACTACTTTGATTAATCTTGGAGTAAGAGGATTAGAAGGTAATGCTAGAATATTAGGATTAGACAATACAGCCGAATCTTTAAATAACATTTATAATAAAATTAGTGATGTTGGCAGCGATATTAATGAAACAGCCAATTATGAAAGAAAAGTTACTGGAAAGGTAGAAAATGATTTTACAAGAACTTCTGGAAACATAAGCAATGTTATTTCTAATATGGTAACTAACCAAGCAATTGGTTATGTAACAGGAATAAACGGAACAGTAGCACAAGGAATTTCTGTTGGTGGTAGTTCTGCACAAGAGGTATTAGATAAAAATAAAGATAATATAGGACAAGCAACTGTAACAGGAATTGCAAAAGGTTATACTTCATATTTAACAGAGAGAATGTTTGACGCAAACTTTTTAACTAGAGGACAAAAAAATTCTATATCAAAGGCAATTGATAAATTGATTTCTAAAAAAATTAATTCATCATTAGGGAAAGAGGCTGCAAATAGAATTGTTGGTGTTATAGGAGAAAATGTTGAAGAATTAATAGAAGATAATATAGATAATATTATTGATAAAACAATAAACAATGAAGAAACACCAAATGTATTCTCAAAAGAATGGTGGTTAAATACAACTGAAACAGCAAAAGTAACATCATTATCTACTATTATAATGGGATTATTAGGATTAGGTGGGGAAAGTTTCAAAGATATTGAAATGGATATGGAAACAGAACATTGGATAAATGAAGCACAAAAAATAATTGACAAAGAAGACCTTGCAATACATTTCAATCCCAATGAAGTAAAAACAACAGATACAATGCAAGACTTTTATATTTCAAGATTCACGCCAGAAGGAGAACTTGCAAATATAGTTCCAACAAAAGGTAAAGAAATATATAATCCTAATAAAGAATTAAATGTTACACCTGTTGTAGTAAGAGATAATGAAACTAATTATTATACTGTTATTGATGGAAATTCAGGGGTTGTGTTAGATAGTACACCTTACGAAACCACTATTGAAGCACAAGGAGAGTTTCTTGAAAAAGTAAATAAACTTTCAGATTTACAAATAAAAGATATAAACAACAAAGTTAATACAGCTAATTATACTATTACCGATAATATAATTTCTATGATAACAGGAGCACAGGAACAATTAAATCAGATGACACCTGTTGACTTAGAAACAAATAATAGAGATACTGTTCAAAACACAGAAAATAAAAATACAGACAATTTAGATAACGAATCAACAAGTTACTCTACCGAAAATGTAAAAAGCATAACAGACCTATTTAAAAGCCAAAAAGAATACACAAAAAATGAAATGGCAAATATATGGAACAATGAAGTAGACGCAAAGGACTTAAATGTTGTTTCCGATAATAACGGAAATACACAAAGTTATATTGCTATTGAAGAAGATGGAAACAATTTAGTAGTAAGTCAATATGACAATAATGACAATGCAGTTAAGAGCGAAACGATAGTACCCCAAAATGGAAAATATAATGCAGAGGCAATAAAGAATACTATTGAAAAAGTAACAGGGGTATATGAAGAAAATAACGCAAATAAGACACCACAAAAAAGTAACTTCTATGATAGTAAAGTAAAATATCAAGTATCAAACATAAATGAAATAGAAAAAGGACTTGGCAAGAATAAAACATATACACTTGAAGAAATATCAGATAAATGGGATAACATAATGGAAGATACATACGATTTAACTTTACAAGATGATAATTACGTTTATCTTGATGAAGATAATGGCAAATTAGAAGCGGTATTATATGATGGAGAAACAAGCAAGGCAATAGATAGTGTAGAGATAAAGAAAAATAAAGATGGCAAATATTCTTCAACCGATATAAATAATGCAGTAAAAAAAGTAGCAACTATAATAGATGAAAACAAACCAATTAAAGGACAAGTTGATATTGAAGGCAACGAAGTTAGAAGTATGAAGAAAAAGAAAAATCAAGAAAGGGGAAATAGTA